TTCCGCCTTGTCTCTAGGTTATGCCTAGACTGATGAGCTCAAAGGGTATAAAGTGCCCTTTATAGTGACGCAGTAAAAACAAACAAACAGGAGAAACCAAACTATGAAGAAAGCTATTGAAATAATTGGCGGCGTTCTGGGAGCGGTGCTGTTCATTGGCGTGTTCTGGGCTATGTTTTGGGTTGCTTGTGCTATGTCTGACCAGTGTTGGTACAGCTACACAGGTCAACTCTAATGGGAGCGGAGCACGACAGGCGTTATGAGCTCTGGCAATCACCAGAAATCAGGCGGCGTTTTCTATCTGACGAGGAGCGGAGCTTTGACTCTGCTATAGCGAAAAAGTTGGACGGACACTGGCATTATGGCGAAGCTGATTACACAGCCGCAGGTGTCAGCAAATCTGATTACGACAAATATCGTGAGATACGTCAACGCCTGCTTGACCATGAGAGCGGAGTCATGGCGTTTTTATATAGGCAAGATGACAAGTGGCAAAAGTTGTGCGAGAAGTACAACCTAGCTGACTTGCCGTATGACTATAAAGAACAGCCAAAGCGTGACGACCGTAAAGAGCTTCAACAGATTATCCTTAAAACCGTGAAGGATAACACATTGAAGAAGAAGCCTTTGTTGGCTTTTCTTAGAGCTAATAATCCTGACCTTAATCCGTCAGCGATTAATAGACAACTTAACAGACTACTCAAATGTAGAGCTTTAGATATAGACACTAAGTTCAAGACGAAACGGTACGTTATTATGGGTGCGTACTTTAGCTCACATTACATTAAGTAGAGACTGGGGGCGAAGGCGTGAGATTAACACAGACAATCACGCCTTTGTCTTTTTTTAACTCGCAGTGGCGGAGAGGTTACGCAATAGGTTGCAACCCTATGTATACTGGTTCGAGTCCAGTCTGCGAGTCCAACCAATAGGAGCATATCAAATGAATATCTTTATATTAGACAAAGACCCAAAGACCTGTGCTCAATATCATTGCGACAAACACGTTGTTAAAATGATTTTAGAGTCAGCTCAAATGCTTTGCACTGTATTGTCAAATAAAGGTGTTGACGTGCCATACAAACCAACACACGCCAAGCACCCTTGCACAATCTGGGCGGCTAAAAGCGTAGCCAACTTTAATTGGTTGCGTACATTGTCTAAGTATCTCAATGACGAGTATAAACTTAGATTTAATAAAAAGGTTAATCACAAGTCTTATGACGTGATACAATCTTTACCTGAGTACAGTCATACTTGTAGTGACTTGACAGAGTTTGCTCAAGCAATGCCTGATGAGTACAAGAACAGTGACCCTGTAAAAGCATACAGAGATTACTACAAACACGACAAGCGTGACTTTGCAACTTGGAAAACAAACACACCTGCATGGTGGGAGAGGACACAATGAAACTTAAACAAATATATGACAAGTTAGACTGGGAAAAATGTCAGTCAACTAGAGCTCTTGTTGCCATTGATATTGTCGGTAACATTGAGCCAAAGAACGTGACAGACAAGCATGTTGAGAAAGTTATAGACGCACTCAAAGCAAAAGAGTTGAGCGGTGCTACTATCAATAGGTATCTAGCGGCGTTGAGTAAACTTTTAAAATATGCACACAAAAGGTATGACACTTTCGGTATGGAACGTATGCCGCATATCGAATGGAACAAAGAAACAAAAGGCAGAGTTAGGTACATCACAAAAGAAGAAGAAGCCAAGATGATTGAGCTATTGAAGGACTCAGAGTATCTGAGCCTTTATCTTTTTTTGATGGACACAGGCATGCGTTTGTCTGAGGCTTTGTCTTACACACAGGAAGACATACAGTCAGTTGACGGTAAGACTTATATCACGCTTTACGGTACAAAGAATGGTGATACAAGGAGTGTGCCTTTAACTGAGCGAGCGGCAAAACTAGGTGTTAAAACTTTCCAACACTTAGACTATTGGAAAGCTGAGAACACTTGGAAACAGTTGCGTAAAGATATGGGTCTAGCAAAAGATAAACAATTTGTTATCCATGCTTTGCGTCACACATGTGCGTCAAGACTAGCTCAGTCTGGTAAGATTGAGTTGCACATTATAAAAGAATTACTAGGACATAGAAGCTATAACACCACGTTAAGATATAGCCATTTTAAACCTAGTAATTTGTTGGGTGCTGTAGATGTTCTAAATAATTTAGACTAAAGTACCCATAATAGATTAACCACAGTTACACATAAGGAGTGTTAATATATGACTAAGATACTTGAAGTAATGCCTACATATACTGACCAACTTCAACATGAAAAGGAAATGTTGGAGCTTGGAAAGCAAAGGACTAACAAGCGTAGAATATCACACGTTCAACGTGAGGAAGAGTCCGTAACATCATACGGTAAAGTCATGGTTGCTAATACTATCAGACCATTGGCTATTAAAATCAAAGAGTACCTTGAGCAGTGTGCTAAGAAAACTATAGGTCAACCACCTGTAGCCTTCATGCACCTGTCTGGTATTGACCCTGAGATTTCAGCTTTGATTACCGCTAAACACATCATCAATACCATCACACAATATAAACCTTTAACTGCAACCTGCATATCATTGGGCGGTAAGATTGAGACTGAAGAGCAACTCAGAAACTTTCAATACCTAAACCCAGAATTATATGAAGCAGTGAAAATGGACTTGGACAAGCGGTCTTGGAATTACGCCTACAAAAGACGTAAGCTAAGAGAAAGTGCCAAGCGAGGTGAGGTTAAGTGGGAAGAGTGGACAACACCACAAAAACTACATGTTGGTATCAGACTTGTTGAGATGATGATTGAAGCCACAGGACTGATTGAGATTGGTGTTGAGACTATCAACCGTAAGAAAACAAAGATACTAAAACAAACCCAGACTACAAGAGACTGGATACAAAACAGAAACAGCTTCAACGAGTTGTTGAACCCAGAGTATCTGCCTACAGTTATGCCGCCTAAGCAATGGACTGGTGTATCTGGTGGTGGTTACTGGACGAAAGAGTTGCCTGAGTTAGACTTGGTAAAACAAAGAAACAAAAAGTTTAAGATTGAGCTTGAGAGTTTCGACATGCCAGAAGTTTATCAGGCTGTGAATGTCATGCAGAATACAGCATTTAAAATTAACGATTACATTTTAGGTGTAATGCAGGAAGCATGGGACAAAGGGTTAGCTATTGGTGGTATGCCGCCAAATGAAAACCTTGATATACCAAACAAGCCACATGACATTGACACAAACAAAGAAGCACGAAGACAGTGGAAGAAGGAAGCTGTTATTGCACACACAGAAAATGCAAGAATGTTTAGTAAGCGTTTGCTGTATGCAAAAATACTTTGGGAAGCAGACAAGTTTAAAAAATACAAGACTGTCTACTTTCCGTTACAGCTTGACTTCAGAGGTAGAGCGTACTGTGTCCCTGCATTTCTAAACTATCAAAGCATTAGTGGTGCTAAAGCATTGCTAGAGTTTTCGTATGGTAAAGAAATTACAAAAGAAAACAAAGGTACGTTCTGGTTAGCCGTGCATGGTGCTAACATGTTCGGTAATGACAAAGTAACATTAGAGCAACGTGAACAGTGGGCATTGGATAATGAAGAATGGATTATCAAATGTGCACAAGACCCATTTACAAATAGACAATGGGAAGACGCTTCATCACCATTTCAATTTCTAGCTTGGTGTGAAGAGTGGAGAAAGTACAAAGAACATGGAGAAGGTTTTGTCTCAACAATACCTGTATCTATTGATGGTTCTTGTAATGGTCTTCAACTTTACTCATTGATGTTACGAGATGAGCAGGCAGGTAAACTTGTAAATGTAGTGCCAAGTGATACACCGCAAGACATTTATCAGTTAGTTGCTGACTCAGTGAATGAGAAACTAAGAGAACATGCGAAGGAAGGTAGACCATACGCTCAACAGTGGTTGGACTATGGGGTCAAGCGTAGTACGACTAAGAGAAGTATTATGACTATCTGTTATGGTTCTACTAGATACTCATGCACTGACTTTGTTGTCGAAGATTTAACAAAGAGAAAAGATAAAGGTGAAGCACACCCATTTACAGATGATGTGTTTAAGCCTGCGTCTTATCTTGCAGGTGTAATCTGGGACAGCATTGGTAACAATCTTAAATCAGCAAGAGAAGGCATGGACTACTTACAGTCTATTGCTAGGTTGTTGAGTAAAGAGCAGTTGCCTATACATTGGATAACACCAATAGGATTTCCAGTGTATCAATCATATCCTGAGATGAAGAGTAAACGAGTTAAGGCTATGTTGATGGGTGAAGTTATTAAACCTCGTATCAACACCGAGACAGACAAGACTGACAAGTTGCGTATGGCTAACGGTATAGCACCTAACCTTGTGCACTCATTAGACTCAGCATGTATGATGAAGACAGTTAATTTTGCCTACGACAAAGGCATAAGAAACTTCTGCAACGTGCATGACTCATTCGGTACAACTGCGGCTGATGTTGACACGTTAGCTAACAGTTTGAAGGAAGCCTTCATAGATATATTTAGTAAGCATGATGTGCTTGCTGATTTCAAAGAAGACATCTTTCACCAGATACCAAAAGAGATGAGAGAAAAACTACCTGATGTTCCTGAGAAGGGTAGCTTAGATATTAATAAGCTCAGGGAGTGTGACTTTTTCTTTGCATAAGAATAAAGTACCCTTAATAGACAGGAGTAAACATGGATAGTGAAAAACATTTCCAACAATTTGATTACCCATGCCCATTAGATACTGCGGTGTCGGCAATCGAAAAAGGTTGGATAATTGAAAGACCAATAGAGGAGAACGAAGATGGCGAAGAACAATAACGTCAAAATAGTTACACCAGTAGGTGTAAGTCAGTACGCTTGGTTGACAAGCCCTGACACTAGGTTTGATAGTGATGGACATTACAAGACAAACCTAATTGTCAAAGCTGACGAAGCAAAGTCATTGATGAAAAGCATTGATGATGAGATGAAAGAAAGTCTTGCTCTTGCTAAAGAGAAGGCTAAGGGTAAAAAAGTTAAGGAAGGAAATCCGCCCTATGAAATGGAAACAGATGATGATGGTCAGGAGACTGGCAATGTGGTCTTTAAGTTTAAGACGAAGGCTCAAATCATATCTAAAGATGGTAAGGTAATCCCTAACAGGGTTGCTTTATTTGATAGTAAAGGCAAGCCCATGACAGATGTTAATGTCTGGTCTGGGTCAGAAATGAAAGTGTCTGCTGAACTTATCAAATACTACACTGCAATCGCAGGTGCAGGCGTATCTCTCAGATTGAGAGCTGTGCAAATTACTAAACTTGTAGAAGGTGGTAGTGGTAATGCAAAAGGTTACGGCTTTGATGATGTCAAAGACGGATACGAGCACAAAGAAGAGGTAGACAATGTTCCGCAAGAGACTGAAACACAAGAAGCTGACTTCTAATCAAGTCGGCTTAAAACATGGATTTCGGTCAGGACTTGAGGAAGCTATTGCTGACGAACTTAGAAGTCTGCGTGTGTTGTATGAGTTTGAGGAAACTAAATTGAAATATATTAAGCCAGTCAAAACTCACACATACACACCAGACTTTTATCTACCTAAGCAAAAGATTTTTATAGAAACAAAAGGTTTGTTTACCAGTGCTGATAGACAGAAGATGAAACTGGTAAAGGAACAACACCCAGATAAAGACATAAGATTTATTTTTAGTAATTCAAAATCAAGAATAAGTAAGAAGTCAAAGACTACATACGCAATGTGGTGTGACAAGTATGGCTTTAAGTGGGCTGATAAACATATACCTAAAGAGTGGTTAAATGAGTAATGAAAGAACTGAAACAAAATATATTATAGTACATGCTTCAGCTACAAAACCTTCTGAAAATTTGACTGCTTCAGATATAGCCGCACAAGATAGAAAAGACGGTTGGCTATCGTGTCGCTTTCATAAAGTTATTACTAGAGATGGTAGTATAGAAGATGGAAGAGATATAAAGATAGCAGGTGCACACATAAAAAATAATGATAAAGTTTCTAATGCCAACTCAGTAGGAATTTGTTTGGTTGGTGGAAAAAGTTTTGATGACAAACCAGATTGTAACTTTACGTTGAAACAATACAATGCTCTTGATGAGCTTGTGTCTCAACTAAGAAAAGATTACAAAAAGGCTGTCGTCATAGGTCACAGAGATGTGGCTGACGTCCTGTCTCCACACTTTGATGTTTCAGAGTTGTTGAGATAATGTTTGTTTGCCCTGCCAGTGGAAACACTGGTGGGGTTTTTCCTAAATATTCTAGCCAAAAAATTTTTACATAAATGACAGAAAGTAATTTCCTATATCACGCACCATGCGAGAAGTGTGGTTCAAAAGATAATGTAGCCGTCTATGATGACGGACACACTTATTGTTTTGGGTGCGGAACAACAACGAGAGGTGAAGCATTGACAACTAATGAATTTGTACCAACTAACAATGACTTTGTGCAAGGTAGTATTACTGCCTTAGCTAAAAGAGCATTGGACACAACGACACTACAAAAGTTTAATTATCAAACTGGTACACACAATGGACAACCAGTACAGATAGCAAACTATTATAACAAGGACAGACAATTAGTTGCACAGAAACTACGTTACCCAGATAAAACTTTTAAATGGATAGGTGACGCCAGAGAAGCAGGCTTGTTTGGTCAACACTTGTGGAGAGACAAAGGCAAGATGTTGATTGTAACAGAAGGTGAGATAGACGCCTTATCAATAAGCAAAATTAATTCTAATAAATTTCCAGTAGTAAGTATTAAGTCAGGAGCTCAAGGAGCAAAGAGAGATATACAAAGAGAACTCGAATGGATTGAGAGTTTTGAGTCTGTGTATTTTTTATTTGACCAAGATGAGCAAGGTAAAGCAGGTGCACTATCTTGTGCTAAACTGTTGTCACCTAACAAAGCAAAGATTTGTACGTTACCTATGAAAGACGCTAACGATATGTTAGTTGCAGGTAAAGTAAAAGAGTTGGTTGATTGTATCTGGTCTAGTAAATCATATAGACCTGATGGTATTGTACTTGGTGCTGACTTATGGGACGAAGTAAAGAAAGAAGACAACTATGTTACAGTTAAATATCCATTTGAATGTATGAATGTTAAGACACATGGATTGCGTAAGGGAGAACTTGTAACAGTTACAGCAGGCAGTGGTGTAGGTAAGTCAAGTTTTTGCAGACACATTGCTTTACATTTATTGAATGAAAAATTTAAGGTTGGATACATTGCATTAGAAGAAAGCGTAAAGAGAACAGCTCTTGGTATTATGGGTGTATCAATAAAGAAACCTTTACACTTAACTAGAGAGGGAGTAGATGACGCCAGACTTCAAGAGACTTTTAATGCGACTGTTGGTAATGGGAGCTTTTATCTATACAATCACTTTGGCTCTACAGCAAGTGACAATCTAATATCTAAAATTAGATACTTAGCAAAAGCATGTGGTGTAGACTTTGTTGTACTAGACCATTTACACATGGCACTATCAGCAGTTGGTGATGAGACAACAAGTGATGAGAGAAAACTAATTGACTACACTGTAAGTAAACTTAGAACTTTAGTAGAAGAAACAGGTATTGGATTAATACTTGTCTCACATTTAAAAAGACCTGAAGGTAACAAAGGTTATGAAGATGGTGTTGAGGTATCTATGAATAGTTTGAGAGGCTCTGCTAGTATAGGTCAGCTCAGTGACATGATAATTTCTATGGTCAGAGACTTAAAGTCTGACAAGAATACAACTAAAGTAAACATATTAAAGAATAGATTTTCAGGTGAGACAGGTAAATGCTGTGACTTATATTATGATTTGGAAACAGGCTGTCTATCAGAAGTGAAAGCAGAAGTCCTAGATGATTTCTAGTAGGCGTGCGTTACAGTGGACTACAATAGTAATGGGTGCATTGGCAGACGCAAAGAGATACCCTGATAAAATGATTACAATACAAGTTGCTAAGGAAGAGTCAGCGTTAGTGATAGAAGAAGCTATCATGGCGTTGATGGCTGAAGGAAACTTAGCGGCATTTAGAATAGGAGTAGAAGTTAAAACATTACATTAAAGATATGGCAAAAAAATATACGTTACCTAACATACCAGACATAGCAGATTTTTATATGGTCTGGTGGTTGGATATAAATTCCGACAGCTCGTGGTTGTCACCTGAGAAAGCTAAGACTACTAGACCTACAATTTGTTTGTCTATGGGTTGGTTGATTTCTACGAGTAACAACTGTCACCGAATAGCAGGTGACTACAATTTTAATGATGATGGTAGTTTAGGAGACATAGGTAATGTCACTACCATACCCACACGAAACATAATTAAACTGAAGAGAATAAAGATAAAATGAAATATTGCTTTGATATAGAAACAGATGGATTTCTCCATGACTGCACTAAGGTACATTGTATTGTACTAAAGAATGTAGACACTGGTGAAGTCTTACACCCTTCGAGCAATGAACCTGCAATTAAATTGTTAGAAGAAGCTGACGAAATTATAGGTCATAATATTATTAAGTTTGATATTCCTGTCTTAGAAAAATTATATAACTTTAAAACTAAGGCAAAAATTTTTGATACAATAGTGGCAACACGTTTGTTATTTCCTGACATAAGAGACAGTGATTACAAACGTACTGACTTCCCTGCTAATTGTATTGGACGACACAGCTTGAAAGCGTGGGGGCATAGGGTGGGTAACTATAAGGAAGTCTTTGATACTGATTGGAAAGAGTACAGTCCTGCAATGTTGGACTACTGTATCCAAGATGTAGAAGTAACAACTAGCTTGTATAAGATGATACAAAACAGAGGTTACTCAGAGCAAGCTATGGAACTAGAACACAACGTAGCTTCTCTTATATTTAAACAAGAACAACATGGCTTTACTTTTAATAAAGAGGAAGCCGAGAAGTTATATTCTAAACTCAGTGCAAGACGTATTGAATTAGAAGATGAACTTCAAAAAATATTTACACCTATTGTTACTAAACGTGTGTCTGAAAAGACAGGTAAACAATTAAAAGATAAGGTGACTGTGTTCAATCCGTCCAGTAGATTTCATATCGCACAGCGATTGACTGAAAAATATAACTGGCAACCAGAAGAGTTTACACCTGATGGTAAACCTAAATTAGATGATACTATTCTAAGTAAGCTCGATTACCCTGAAGCTAAACTATTAGCCGAACATTTCCTACTCGATAAAAGATTAGGACAATTAGCTGTGGGTAATCAAGCATGGTTGAAGGCGGAAAGCAAAGGGAAGATACACGGTACTTGTAATACTAACTCTACGGTTACGGCTCGTGCAAGTCACTCGAACCCAAACCTAGCACAAGTACCTAGTGTATCTGTTCCATACGGTAAAGAATGTCGTGCATTGTTTACTGTGCCAACTGGTAAGAAGTTAGTTGGTATAGATGTGAGTGGGCTAGAGGTTAGAATGTTAGCTCACTACATGTCTAAGTATGATGACGGTGAGTATGCTAAGGTCGTATTAGATGGTGACATACACACAGAGACACAGACTCTTGCAGGTTTAGACTCAAGAGATTTAGCAAAAAGATTTTATTACTGCTTCCTTTATGGTGGTGGTGTAAAAAAGATTGCGTTGGTTACTAATAAAAAAGTAAGTGAAGCTAAGAAAATAAAACAGCGTTTCTTAAATAACTTACCTGCACTTAGTAAACTTATAACGCAAGTACAACAAGCGGCTGAACGTGGATACTTAGTGGGTCTTGATAAAAGACATATCAAAGTTAGGTCTGCACATGCCGCACTCAACACACTGTTGCAGAGCTCAGGTGCTCTAGTTTGTAAGCAATGGTTGGTTGAATTTAATAAATCAATAGAAGGTATCGAAGGTGTGCAACAAGTTGTTTGGGTACATGATGAGATACAGGTAGAGTGTCTTGAGAAAGACGCAGATACCGTTGGACGGTTAGCTGTCGAAGCCATCAAACGTACTGGCGAACACTTCCAATTAAGACTGCCGCTTACAGGCGAATACAAGATAGGAGATAATTGGAGTGAAACACACTAGCAAATGGGACATTGATTTAAAGTTTGGTAAGAGTGGTGAAGACAGAGTAGCTAACTTATTGAACGCAGATAAATCAAAAATAGAAGTTAAGACTGAAAGAGATTGGTGGTACAAGACAGGTAACATAGCAATCGAGATAGAGTGTAGAGGTAAACCAAGTGGATTATATGCTACTGAAGCAGACTACTGGGTGCACATACTACACAAAGACGGCAAAGATTATTGTAAATTATTCTTTGACGTACCAACACTAAAAGAAATAGCTTTCAAATATATAGATAACACTAAGATGATAGGAGATAACTTTGCTTCTAAGTGTATACTAATACCTTTGAAAGAATTGTTTGACGTAAAGGAGAGAGTAAAGTTATGAGAAAACTTTTAATTGATGGTGATATTTTAATCTACAAAATAGCAACATTAAATGAAGTAGATACACACTGGGGTGATGGACTATGGACACTACACTGTGATGAGAATATCTGTAAGGGTCAGGTTGATGATACTATACAGGACTTGAAACATGACTTAGGTGCAGACTCTTATGTCGTTGCACTTACTGATACTTCTAACTTTAGGAAAGATGTATTACCTTCTTACAAAGACAACAGGAAACAAAGACGTAAGCCTATGGTTCTCAACGCATTGCGAGACTATGTGCTAGAGAAACATAAAGGTGTTATATTTAAAGGCTTGGAAGCTGATGATGTCTTAGGCATTATGGCTACTGAACCTTCTAATGAACAACGTATTATTGTTTCTATTGATAAAGACTTGAGGCAGATACCTGCACTTGTCTGTAGTGATGGTATGAATGTAGATAAAATCAGTAAAGCTGAAGCTGACTACTGGTTTATGGTACAGTCTATGGCAGGGGACGCAACTGATGGATATTCAGGTGTGCCAAATGTCGGAGTCAAAACAGCTCAGAAAATATTGGGTGATAATAATGTTCCCTTATTAGAGCTATGGAACAAAGTCCTGACTACCTATGAGAAGGCAGGCTTTACAAAGAAAGAAGCTCTCCAACAAGCTAGGGTTGCACATATCCTAAGACATGGTGAGTATAATAAAAAAACACATAAGGTAAAACTATGGCAGATATGATAAAAGAACCGCCACATTATACTCAACACGAGATAGAGCCTATTGATTTTATTGTAAAAAATAAGCTCGACTTTTGTCAGGGTAATGTGGTGAAATACATTTGTCGTTATAATCTGAAGGGTGGGATTGACGACCTATTGAAAGCAAAGCAATACATTGATTTCATTATTGAGAAAGACAACCCCAAACAATTAAACTTAGAACTTAATGACAATAAAACACAAGCACCTTCTAGTACAGGCGGAGTTAAGCTCACCCCCAAAGGATATTAGATACATAAAAAAGTGGGTTAGAAAATTAATCCATTTAATTAAAATGAAAATGCTAGGTAAACCAGTTGCCTATTACTGTAACAAACAAGGTAATAGAGGTCTTACCTGTGTGACGGCTATCGAAACGTCACATATAGCATTTCATTGTTGGGACGAAAGTGACCCTGCTAGATTACAATTAGATGTCTACACTTGTGCAGACCTAGATGAACAGATTGTAATTAAACACTTAGAAACTTTTAAACCACACAACATTCAATATAAATATTATGACAGAGAAAACAATTTCACATTAGTAAAGGAGCAATAATGGATTACAGTAGAGACGAACTGCTTACATATTTTGGTAAGACAACACTTAAAGATAGGTACTTGTTACCAGATGAAGGTTCGCCTCAAGACGCTTTCATGCGTGCGGCTAAAGCGTTCTCTGATGATGACGCTATGGCTAATCGTATTTATGATTATGCTTCTAAACTGTGGTTCATGTTTGCCACGCCTGTCTTAACCAATGCAGGAAGTAAAAGGGGCATGCCTATTTCGTGCTTTCTAAATTATGTTGGTGACAGTCGTACAGGTTTAACATCACACTACACAGAGAACGCTTGGTTAGCTAGTGTAGGTGGTGGTATCGGTGGCTACTGGGGACATGTACGTTCTGATGGTACATTAACAAGTGGTGGTTCACAGAGCTCAGGGTCAATTCCTTTTCTTCATGTCGTTGACTCAGAGATACTTGCTTTCTCTCAAGGTAA